TGTACATCTCTTGCACGATGTCTTCGGCATAGCTACCTGCACCGAACTTGTGAACCATCTTAATCCATTCCTTATGGTGTCCTGCAAGAAGGTCTAATACTGTTATCATTGTTCAGTTGACCAAGTGACTACTAAAGCAAAAATCCCAAAGCACAACTGCAAAGAGTGGTACTTGGGATTCTCAAAGTCTTCATTCATAGTGGAGTCCCAATAGTTAATGCCTATTAGAATCCCTGCAAGGGGTGCTATGTCAATCGCAAAGTTCATTTTGAGTAGCAAGTTTAGTTAATTCTTGCTCCATAATATACAACTTTTCACGAGTTATTGACAGTTCCTCACGAGTTTTTTGTAAACGCTCGGTTAGTAAGGCATTCTGCTTGGTCAGTCCCCAATCCATTCCTTCCTCTTGAGAGCCTCGTAGCTTGTCCATAATCGTACAACATTGGTTGAAGAACTGCATATAGTCTCTATCAAACTTTAGGTTCATCTCGTGTCCTTTAGTTGCGTGTATGATAGTAGCGTGATTCTTCTTACATACTCTTGCTATCTCAAGTGTTGTGTACAAGTCTCTTGCTGCAACCATAAAGGCAAACCTCGCCATAACATTTCTTCTCTCTCTGGAGGGTGAGATTCTATGGTGTCCTGTATAGTTATCGTACTCCTCTTGCAATTGTAATATCGTTGCTCTCATTTTAAGTGTTCGTTAAGGTTATCAAATCGCTCTTCATAAGCGTTTATCTTTCTCGTTAGGTTTCGTATCGTTAGCTTGAGGTCAGCGTTCTTTGCTTCTGCCTCCCATACCATCTGCTGAACATCCTCTACCATACCTATAGAAGAATCTATAGCAGAGTAGATACTAATGAGGTCAATGAATATATCCATCTCATACTCATTACTTGGGTCTTGAGGTTTAAGAGCATTGGCAATCTGCATCAAATCTTGATTCTTTTGTCTTAACCATAAGAGGGCTATGCTCTTGCTACCGCCTCTTACCCATCCGTAATCTTCTTGTTTTAATTCATCCATATTAAAAAGGTAAATCGCTTTGTTTCTTTTCTTTCTTGGTGATTAGATTCTCACCGTGTATCTCAAATCCTACATTGTTAGGTACACTTCTAAATCTTACAGGCTCATCTAATGGTGTAGGTCTACCACCTGTCTCCACCTCTTTCACCTTGCGTATGTGTACTTGGTTGTACATCCATTCGGTAGGGTGTTGAATATAACGATGTATCACTACAAAGTCATCAGCCCTGTTAACGAACTTACCACCGCCTTCAATATCTGCTGCGCTTGGTGGCATAGGGTGACCTGCATACTCGTGTCCTGCGGAATGCTTCATTCTTAAAGCATTGGTTACTGCGTGAGCATTAAGCCAGATACTTACATCGTGTTGCTTTGCCCAATTCCTAAAGTGGGTACTTACCTCATAATCGTACTCGTGACCGCCAAGTGTTTTAAACATCTCTTTGTCTTTCGTTAACGAGTTGTAAGGGTCAATCAAGAATCCATCAAAGCCTTCTTCGTGGTAGATATCTGTAGCCTCCTCAATTAAATCCTTATAAGTGTACATCTTCTTATCGGTGTCAATGATAACAAAATATCTTTGAACTAAATCAAGAGCCATCTGGAACTCATCTTCATCTATCTTATTTATGGGTTTACCCAAGAAGAACTCCGAGAGCTTCTTTGCGATAGATACAGGTGTGTTCTCGGAACTGAATACAAGCCACTTAATATCGTTGACTATGGTTTGCAATAACATTAGGTACAACATCACGGAGGTCTTTCCGACATTAGCGTGTCCTAATACTACATTGAAGTTACCTCGCTTGAAGCGGAGGTGGTCATCTAAATTCCATTGCCCGAACTTGAGACCTTCTTTGACTTTGCCCATTCGGACATCGTCAAGTTTACCGAACACATCGGCATAAGATATTTTTGACATAGTTGGTTTAAGTTAAAAAGGGAGCGCAAGTGCGCCCCCCTAATATAGTTCTTTCTTTAGAATGGCAAACCATCCGCTACAGGTTGAGGTTCTTCTCTTCCTTGAAAGTGTTGCTGATGAGTTGTAGTGGCTTGGGCTGCGCCTTTCTTCATAACCCAATCAGCAAAGAGTTGAGCATTCGCAATTACTACTTGCGGTGTTCCACCAATCTCGGCTGCTGCCTTGAGAGCCGTTTGGCGAATGATTGATTCGTCTTTAGAGGTATGTGTACCACTTGGAGCAGATGTGCCAGATGCTACATTTGCGTATTGTGGGTTAACAGGCTTGACCGTGTAGTAGGTCTTACCATTGTACTCTCTTGGGATGTAATCGTAAGTAGCCTCTTGTCCTACTGCAAACTTTGTTTGGTTCGGGTCTTTGGAGTTGTACTTACCATTATCTCCATTTTCAAATGTTACATAGAACCCATAAAGTGTTCCATACTGACCGTTGTACGGTTCTCCTGCGGACTTAATGTCCTTGACAATAGATGTTTTAGTCATCATATATAATTTAGTTAATGATTCAAAGTTAATAAAAATGTTTATTCCTGCAAGGTTGCACCCTTTAATCTAACCTCAACTTCACAATAATTCTTTTCAACACTCTCGTCAAAAGTGATAGTGAGCCTGTGATAGTATTTAGGACTATCGTCTGCAATCCATCCGTTAGCAACGAGAGTATCAGCAGTAAATTTTGAGACAAGAACAAGATTGTCCACATCGGCACGAGTATTGTACCTAATATGGATAGACATACTCTCTGCAAAATGGTGGTCATAACGAGCCAATTCTGCTTCAACGATTTTTTTATATTCATCTTTAGTTTTTTTTCTAAATGTCCAATGCTTACCTGCGTAGAGTGAGTTAAGACTTATCGTCTTCGGTAGCGTGAGGGAGAGCGTTAATTCGTTCATATTCCAATTCTTTTTCTAAATGGTGAATAGCCTTTAAGATGTCCTGTGCTTTAGGATTGTCTTTCTTTTTACCTGCTCGTAGCAAGTAGGCGATAGCTACACCCATATTGTAAGAGTCTCTTGCAAAGTCCATACATACATCAAAAGCCTCAATGCCTTTGTACTTACCTAAATAGTAACTTGGTGTCAACTTCTGGCTTGTGGTACTTTGAGAGGGCGTTGCCGTTGAATCGCTTGAAGAGTCTTCTATCATCGGGAAATCCGAAGTGTAGGTAGAAGTGGTCTTGTAAGGTTTGTTCGTTGATTTCATATTGTTCTGGGTATTCAGTTTGCTTAATTTTTACTACGGTCTTCATTGATTTTGTATGCTTTAAACATATCCATAACGGTTTCTGCATCTATACCCTTACGAGCATAGTCTCTAATGATAAACATCTTTAGGTGGTTCATCTCTTTTGTGAGGGCTTCAACTCGTGCCTCGCACAAGTTCAAGTATTGGTCTTTAATATCCATAGTTGTTTTTTGATTTTGACTAATGTAAGAAAAAAAGTAACCCCTCCGTAGAGGGGCTTTGCCTTTTTAGTATTTCCCAAGATGTGAGCTAAACTCTGCTTCTTCTTTTAAGTATTCAATTGCAAGGTTACGATTACCAGATGTGTAACTCATCATATCTTGAATTTGGGCTTCTGTAAAATTAATCATTGTAATAAGTGTTTTGGTTAACAATAGTGCTAATATACACAAAATAATTAACATACAACATAAAGAGCAAAAAAAAAGAGGGAGGTGTCTACAAGACACAACTCCCCCCTTATATAAATCTATATATAGTTATAAAAAAAAGAGGCTATAAGCCTCTCTTTATATATTTATATCTCTATCTATTAGTGTAGAGACTTACAAGTCTCCGTCTCTATATCTTTATATATACAAAGTTCAAAGAAAAAAAATAGATATTCAACTATTGTGAATAAAAGTTAATTACTTAACATTACCTCTCTTGTCAAGAGAGCGTACTGCGAAGTAACCTCCTACAACTGTTACACTTAACATATTCCATAGACTTATCCAAGCAGGGTCTACCTGTAGGTAGCCCAACCCATCAAAGAAGGTGGTAATTACCAGAAAGCTAA